AAATGCAACAGTTGTTGATGCTGTATGAGCAATACCACCTGCTACTGAATTTGAAGAGTTCCAATAAACTTGATAATAATTACCAACACCATAACTTGTACCAGTATCTTTTTGTTCCATTATGTTAGAACTTGCCGTACTACCTTGTACGGAAAAATAAGTTGTTGTGCTAACTTGACTTGTCGCATTTATTAGCAACGCACCGCCAGAGGAGATACGCATACGCTCTGAGCCATTGTTATAAACACGAATGTTTCCAGCAGGGTTATTCCAAATATCTAAATTACCTGCACCACCAGTAAATCCAATATATCCATAGTTAGTTAATGGAGTTGTCGTAGAACGCACATAAACAGCAGAGCCACCACTTCCTTGTACATCTAGTGCTTTTCCATATGAACCTGAATCAGTTGGCGAAGTAGTACCAATCCCCACATTCTGTGAAGTATCAACAGTAATTGCAGTAGTACCAGCAGACTGCAAAGTTAGCGCAGTAGCAGAGGCACTTGTCAGCGTGTTGGTTTTTACGCTTCCTGCAAATGTTGAGTTCTGTGAAGCGTCTATCGTGAGTGCCGCTGTAGATGCAGTTTGTAGTTGCAAAATTCCCGAAGTATCGGCAGTATTGACTAAACCGCTACTCGTTGATGCATTGATTGTTGTAGTCATGTCTTATCCTTTCAGAGCCGCAAGTTCGGCTTTTACTGTATCTAGTTCGGCTTTTAAGTCTTTTATAGCGTTAATCATGTGCCATGTGATGTTGTCTTGGTTTACAGACATTACGCCAGAAGATTCTGTTTTAACGCAGTCAGGTAATACTTCTGCAAGTTCTTGGGCAATTACGCCAAGTTGTACGCCCTGTATTGCAACCGCTTGATTTTTTGGTAAATCAGTAACTTCATCTTCCGTGCGGTACTCAAAGTTACGAACACGAATCTGTATGATTTTGTCTAGACCTTCTGTGTGGTCTACGATGTTCTTTTTAAGACGTTGGTCAGAAGTAACAGACCATGCGGCAGAGTTGTTGCCTTGGTATACACCACCACTATTAGGGTTGATAAATCCAGTACCGCTACCTTTACCAGTTGTAGCCGCTGATGCACCAATAACTATTGTGTAATTATCAGATGCGGCATTTGGTTGCGTGTTGTAGCCTACATATACCCCATAAGCGCCATTAGTAACATTCTTACCCGCTTTCCAACCTACATATACTGCCGCACCACCAGAAGAAGTTTCGCCATATCCCGCTTGAAAGCCTAGTGCAGTTGTTTGACCGCCAGTAGCACTATACAAACATTGATAACCAACACCAGTGGTTTCACTTGTATTACATGAATATCCCGCTTGAGCGCCAACCATTGTGGTGTAGTTAGCTACGGTGTTTGCGCCAAGCGCATTGTTTCCAATAGCCGTATTAAAAGAACCTGTGGTATTTGATTGTAATGGAGAATTTCCAGCGGAAGCACTACCTACGGCTACGTTATTTGAACCTGTTGTATTTGCATATAAAGTTGCCGCCCCCAATGCAGTATTTGCAATTCCAGTAGTATTTACCACTAATGCAGACCACCCTATTGCTGTTTGATAAACTCCTGTATTAGAAGCACTTGATAAACCACTTAAACCAACAACAGTATTGTAAATACTACTACCAGCACCTTTACCTACTGTTAGACCTGAGATAGATGCGTCAGATGTTGTGGTAATTGTAGTAAATGATGGAGAACCACCACTCACCGCCATAGTTCCTGATGCGGAGGGTAGTGTGACAACAACTGTTCCCGCTACCGCAGGTGCAGATAGGGTTACTGACCCAGATGTATCGCCATTGATTACGACTGAACTCATATTTTTTCCTTACAAAACAACCCAGCGTTGTCCGCTAGTAATAGTCACTGTAACACCAGAATTAACAGTTATAGGGCCAACAGACATGCCGTTAATACCAGAAGGCAAGGTGTAATCTGCCGTCACTACTGTCTTATTTGTTTGGATAACGCCGTTAGCCTGCGCTCCACCAATACCGCCCCAATTCGTGCCGTCGTAGCCTTCAAACTGTGTATTCGTTGTATTAAACCGCAACATCCCCGTTGCTGGAGTTGACGGTCTTTGTGCGGTTGTACCTACCGAGAGAGTAAGCGTTGTTATCGCTGTAAAGTCAGTCCCGTTCCACGCACACAGCATACTCACGCCCGTGGGAATGATTACCCCCGTGGTAGCAGAACCTTTTAGTATGACTTGAAAGTCAGACTGGTTAACAACTATGTACGCTTTGCTTGATGATGGTGCAACGATGTTTCTACTAACCCCGGGCGTACCCGTCGGTATGAGAATAGCCATCCGTGCTTGATTGCTTGCACCCGACCCTGTGGTAGTCAGTGTCCAGTTTGCTGATGTAACACTTTGAGTTGCGTAGTTAGCAACCGAGTCTTCAACCAACTGTGTAATGGTGTCATTGACTGTGGTGCCCCACGTTCCTGACAGTTCGCCAGTAACGGGTAATGCAAATCCTAACAGTGAGGTATATGCTGTGGTCACAGTGCGCTCCTATATTCTGTCATTTTATAACCCTTTTTGTTAAAGCACAACCCAACGAGCGCCAGAACCTAGTGTTACTGACTGCCCGCTTGCCACAGTGATTGGCCCTGCTGACACGGCTGAATAACCTGCGGCAATCGTGTAACTTGCGCTGACTGTTTGGCTGTTAACAAGAAGACCATTGCTGGCAATCATGTTAGTACCTGTAATGCTTCCTGCGTTGGTTACATTACCACTAGCGTCTTGATTTACAGACTTTTCAGCAGGGTAGGTTACAAATACATCTTTTGTGCCAGCAGAGAAGTTAACCAAAGAACCCGAGTTGCTAGATGCAAGCACGGTAGTGCGAGATAGGGTTGTCCCTGATGAAGTGTAAGTACCAATACCTACTTCCCATTCAGAGCTTGTTTGCCCCGCTATGGTGTAGTAAGTAGTGTTTGCGTTACCTACAGCGGCAAAAGATTGGTAGCCTGTAGAAGCACCGAGCAGAGTCACCGTCCCCGTACCAGTCGTTGTGGTGGTTTCCTTTATGCGGTCTCCAATTACAAGTGCCATTTTTAATCCTTACGATATCGTGTCAATCACTTGCCAATTTGCTGTTTCGGGGTTATTTATCACCGCCCAATTCGCAGTCTGGGAATCAACTATATTTTGCCAGTTAGCGTCTTCACTGTCTATGATCGTTGTCCAGTAGAACTTACCGACTGTGCCTTGAGCGCCTTGGGCAGATATACCAGTCAACGACACCGATATAGTGGGCACCACCGTACCTACGAAGCCCGATGCCACATCCCCAGTCTCATCTGGTGAAGCACTTGGGACAACCGTACCAACAAAACCTGACGCTAAAATACCTGTCAAAGCCACCGATATGGTGGGTGTTACTATCCCAACAAAACCCGAAGCGGCGTCTCCAGAGACTTCCTGTGTACTAGTAGGAGTTACTGTACCTACAAAGCCAGAAGCCAAGTCACCCGTCAGGGCTGGACTATTACTTACTCCAACTGTGCCTACTGCGCCTGATGCTGCGTTACCTGTTAAGGCGACCGCAATCGTTACCCCAGAGAGTGAGGCAAACGGCGTACCAGCATAAGGGGCTATACCAAACATGGTCTATGCGGCTAATGCCGCCCCCTTATTAGGTTGTAGAGATACGCAGTAAAGCGGTGCTGGTTGTGTTTGAAGGCATTGTCAACGCAAACGTGCCAGCGGTAATCGTTTGGTTACCGAATGTATATACGCCAACAGCCTTGTTTGACTGGCTTGAGTTATACATAAGCATTGAACGCGGTGCTCAAAGTCACATTGGTGTAGCTAATACTTGCAGACGGTGTCCAATACGCTATGCCAGCGGTAGCGGAACTATTAGTTGACAAAGGAGCAGTAGCGTTAGTAATTGATACACCACCAGCCGTGTAGTTAGTACCTGTTACTTCACCAGTAGACGAATAAACCGTGGTAGAAGCGTCAATAGTAGCGGTTGTTAGATACAACGCTGCCTTGAAAGTATCTGCTGTAGTAGCCGCACGAATAGGGGCTGTACCAAAGTTGTGAGTTGCGGTGAGCACTTCACCCAAGAAGGAAGTGCAAAGGGATGCGGTATTTGCCATGATGTTTCCTTATTAGAAAGTGCCTACTTCGCCACCTATCGGTAGAGATCGTTTCAAAGTCACATGTGCTGAACGATGGACTAACTCCGCGTCTTTCCAATACTCAACCCAAGTGGTGTACTCGTTATTGTCATCAAAAACACCCTCTTTCTTTTCGAGAAGAGATTCGTCCATGTCGCCATATATTGTTGTTACAAGGGCCATTATGAAATCCTTATGATGGCTGAAGTGTTTGTGACTGCTGGGAATTGTACGGTGAATGTGGTATTACTGGTCTTGTCAGAGCCAAAGTCCAGCACACAAACTGCCCCGTTATCACCTGCTTTGTAAATCAACGCACCCCGTGCAGTTAGCGCAGAAGTCCATACGGCGTTATCAAACGAAATATACGACGTAGCCGCGCCTGTTTGATTACCTATTGTTGGCGCTTGAGCAATCGTCAAAGCCAGCCCGCCAGCGGTGTAGCCAGTAGCAGACACTTCGCCAGTTGTTGTATACGCAGTTGTAGTTGCATCTAGCGTAGCCAAGTTGGTGTACAGAGCCATGTAAAACGTACCGGACGTAAAGTCAAACGTGCCATTCATCAAGCCCGTCTTAAATGTATTGCACGTCCAGTTTCCTGTAAAAGCCATTATCTAATCCCCGTGTTCTGAGGTAGAGGAGCTTCACGATACTGACCGCTACGATACGCATCGCTACGCTCAAGTCCATCTCCAAGACGTTTAGCCAGAGCAAGTGCTTCCTTGTACTTTCCGTCGTATAAGCCAATTAAATCTGGTTCACCCTTCATAAAGGTGTACGCCTCAATCAGACATCCATACAACAATACGGTATCAAAG